ATTTATTTTCTTTTGACATATTTGTCTCCATGTTATGGGATTCCTCCCTTCTTGGCTGCTCAACATTAACAGCGTCTGCTGATTCTGCTGGGTTAGCCTTATAAAAAGTTTGCTTATACTCGTTGTACTGCTCCATACTATCAAATGACTTGCTTAAGCCAAAGGTTGCCCCCTGGTTGCAAGGTACTGATACTACAGAAACTTCAAAAAGTTCTGCGTCCTTTATTTTGTATCCATCGGTTTCGGTCATATAATCGGCTTCCTTGACTTTGAAACCGACAGAAAAAGCTCCAAGGACACCGTCTTTAATTAGTTGTGTTACATCTCCAGCAGCTTTCGATATCTTTGCAGATATTTCTAAACCGTTTTCTGTAACTTTTAAATCTTTTGCACGACCAATTGGTTTGTCGTAGTTGTGATTGAACAATATAATTGGATTGTTTTTGAAGTTCTCTAATCCACCTTTTGTCCATGCATCGCTTTCAATAATATCTCCAGCTCTGTCAATTCCGTTTGTACTTGCTGAGCCTTTAATATCTATTCCACCATCATCAGTTTCACCTAATGATTTAAAAGTGCTAGTCCAATGATAAATTTTATTTGACATCTTTCTTCTCCACTTTCTTCTTAGCAGGTGCTTTTTTCTCAACAGGTACTTCTTTTACTTCTGGTGTGACTACTACGTCTACAGGGTATCTTTTTGAGACTACACTAAGTACTCTACTCCAAGAACCAAATGCTCTTCTTAATAAGTAATCTTTAACAGGAACATCAGCTCCTTTTGCTTTATAAGCAGGTAGATCCATTATACCACCTTCTTTTTTAAAGTACTCAGAAAGAGACTTTACCATCATATCTTTTGTCATAATTATTCTTCCTCGCTTGGGGCAGCCTCTTGAGGTCTACCGCCTTGTTCCGGGTTTGTCGCTGAGCCTGCTATATTTGCAGGTACTCTTGGCTCGTCAAATCCGTCTACAGGTTCTTTTCCTAATGCTTCTCTTGCTTCGTTAGCACTTAATATACCCGTGTTAACTAGAGTAGCATAGTATGCTGCCTGGTCTCTCAATTCTGGTTGTAAAGCAGGAATCCCTGTTACATCTTCATTTAGTGAAAAACCAAAAAATCTTTCTAATGCATATCCCAGTTTTTTAACTACTGGTAGTACTGTCTCTAAGTAGTACAATCTATGATTAGGTCTAATATTTGCATTATTTCCACCATCCATTAAAATTGGTGGTATGCCCATTGCTTCGAGAATAATTCTTTCATTTGATTTAATTGATTCTGCAAAGTCTAACTCTTTAAAGTTAATTTTTGATAGAGCGTCTACTTCTAGTCCGCCATCAAGTATAAGAGGTCTTTTGCCTCCTGTTGTTGGATTATATCTAATACTCCAAGCTCTCATCATTCTTTCTTTTACTTTTTCTGAAAGAGTGTTTGGTGACTTAAGTACTAATCCTGGAACTGCTCCATTTTTGAAGAAGTTATCCTGGAAGTTTCTCATGCTTGAGAGTAACTGCATAGTTCTATATGCTGGTTTTAGTCTTGGTACACCTCTATAAATTGAATTGAAACTATTTTCTTTTATGTGTATAATTTCATTCGGGCTGTAATCTATTGAGTTATCATATGAAAATCTTTCTATATATGTTTTGTCGTCAGTATGGATAGTTATTTTGTCAGCAGGCAAATGATACATATGCGCTCCATCAAAGTAAATAAATATATTTCCATCTATAAGTAAGTCAATTATAAGGTTTCTTTTAAAAGTGCTTACATCCTGAAAAGGGTTAGGCTCTTTATTAAGTAATAAATCAACCTTAGATCTACGAATATTCTTTACAACATTAGTAGTACCTAGTATTTTTTCTCCGACTGCAAAAGGTATTTCTGCTACATCATCAACAATCATATTTACTGCACGGTTAACAATTTCTAATTGTTCGTATGCATTTCTATAGTTTGTTACAATCTCACGAGAGTCGACAGTCATTCCTTCATTTCTAGAAATAACGTATTGAGAAGGATTAAGTTTTTCTTCCTTATCCCCTCCTAAGAATCTATCATACCATGCCATATTTATCTCTCTGTTTCTCGACCCATCTTTTTTGTTTCTCTGCGTGTATCAACTTGGGTCTTTTACCATATATTGAGTGTAATTTCATATGGTGACTATGGCAGAGTGTGACTGTATCCTCGTAAAGTTCTTTCTGATGTTCATCAATGAAGGCTTCTCGAATCTCTAGTATTTCTTGTTCGTTTTTAATAATTAATTTTTTCTTTTTTATCCAAGTTTCTAGTAGTTCTGTAAGCCCGTGATAGTGATGAAAATCTAACTGTTCAGTCGAATCACAAATAAAACAATTGCTTGATTTATTATATTGTGATTTCGCTTTGTCTCGTACGTATTTAACTAAATCTCTTTTGAAATTCATATTTCTACTCTTAATTAGAATTATACCAAAAACATACAGCAAATGTCAAGAACTGTTTTTTGTAGGTCTTATTAGAACGATGTGGCTGTAGTTTCAAATGTATACAACGCATATCGCATAGCATCAGCCATATGGGATGCCATATTGTGTTTTGGTTTCTCTTTTAATAAATTAGGGTTAGGATCCCATTGATACTGGTCCAATGAGATAAGTGCTTCTTTGCAAGTTTGATTAACTATTATTCCATCGTTATCAACTACAGTAGCTACATGTCCAATTCCGTCTAGTACAGATTTCTTGGCGTTTATAGTACTGATATCATAATTTTGTGCAAAGTCGTATCTTGTTTGTTGAGCTGCAGAATCAATATAAATATAATCAATGTCCCATTTATGAATTAATTTTTGAATCTGAACTGCGTGTTGTTCTGTTGTTTTTTCTGAGTCCATGTACTCATCTATAAGATAGTATTTTTCAGCATCCCAGTCATATGCAATAACACAGAAAGCTGTGGGATCTTTATAACCTACGTCAAGTCCAGCAAAAACATCCATATTACTTACATCTATTTCAGACAAGTCTGCTATACAAGTCTCGTGATTAAATGCCCATACTTGACCTTCATAAACATTAAAGTCTGCCATATACTCTTGAGCAAACTCATTCTCTGACATTGTTTTCTTTGCTTCTATAATATCGGATTCAGCAACACGAGGATTCTCATGGTAAGTTGCTTTTACTGAACACCATTCTGGAAACTCCTCGCTAAACCCTCTGTAATAGAATTCCGCAAAGTAATTATTTCTACCCCTTGGAGTAGATATAAAGATTGCTTTTGAGTTTTCTTTGTCTAGTGTAGGTCTTAGTGCGACATTGAAGGCATCTCTTCCATCTGTTAAAGCTGCTTCATCGAATATGATTAAGTCATAGCTTCTACCAACAACTGAGTCTACCTGATTGATAGAACCCATTCTTATAGTAGAATTGTTAGATAGTTCAATAACTTTATCTTTTGCGTTATCTCTAAGCACTTCTAAGTCGAAGTGCTTGATCAAGTTTCTTTGTAAGTCAAATGATATTTGAGATAATGAATAGTTTGGAGACATTAATAGTACATGACTGTTAGGTACTAAACAAACCAACTGCCCTATTATGTTTGAAATATATGTTTTGCCTTGGCGACGTGAAATAGCCGCACACACAAAACGATATTTTGGATTATTGATAGCATTTATAATTGCTCTCTGCGATGTATTAGGTTCTATTCCTAATAATTCAAGATACTCCATTATAGGGAGTTTAATGAATCGTGACTCTTGTTCCAAGTCCATTAGATAGTTACTAACTATGTCTGTACGGCTAATTTCTATCAATGTAATGTCTCATCTGGGAATAAAACGTCTTCGTCATCTATTAGAAGGTCTAATTCTTGTAATTTGGTATAAAGATAACAATAAGTTGCAGATACTTGCTTAATTTTCTTTTCCGCGGGGGATAAAGTTCTAAACTCTTCTGCTTTTATCAAATCTTGTAGTAACTTTCCTGCATGTACTATGCCTTCTTCAAGCCATAGTCGTGTTCCATTTGCAGTTGTCATTATTTTCTCCTTCTTTTTAATCCTAATGTTCTTTTTTGAGACTTTGGTGGTCTCTTTTTTGAGCCTCCTGGGCCTGCCCAGAAAACTTTGTTTGCCCAGTAAGCAGCGGAAGATTTTCCTTTTCTAATGTTCTTTGCGTGTCGCGCTTTGAAACTTTTTCTTGCTTCTGGACTATAGTTGTGACCCATGCCTTGGGCTCCGAACCTAATAATCTTTATTTTACCACCGACTCTTACCGCTACTACAGCTTTCTTAGTCTTGTGGCTGGGAGTCTTCTTAGGTTTATTGAGTCCGCTAAGTCCTGCTCTTTTGAGCCGTGCCTTTTCTGCGTCTGTTAGTGCCATTTTTAATCCCTGTTAGTAAAGATTTCTTTACTACTTTGTCGAGTCTACCCGACTTCATAAGTTTATTTATTCGTTCTAAGATATTATCTTCTTCTCCTTCTCGTCAATAAAGTAGAAGGTGTTGTTTTTCCAAACTTTGCTCTTTTAGGATTTACTGTCTTACCAAATCTTGGTCCTACTGCCTTTGGAGCTGCCCCGTAAAATCCACCTGGTGTGGACATTGGTGACTTAGTGTTAACGTATGTTCCTGCTGCTGCATTTAGATCACGAGTTAAACCTCTTTTCAATACATGCTTTCTTAGCTTGGAAGTTGAATGGACGCTTGGTCCGCTTAAAAATCCGCCTTGTCTTGCCATTTTTTAATTCCTGTCTACTCTTAGCGAGTACTTTGGCTTATCAGCCTGTTAATGAGAACCTTGTTATTTGGGGTTCTCGGTAAATTTAATAGTTTTTGTAAGCTACAACCGTACTCTAGTTCCAGTTGAACTGCTCTTTTTAATCTGTGTGATAAATCTAATACTTTCTCTACTTCGTGAGTTAGATTATTCATAGTTTACTTCTTCTTTCGACGTCTCCGTTTAGTAAAAGTACGTACGTTAGTAGGTTTTCCACCAACGCCTTGAGGTACTGCCCTCTTACGGCGAACTGCCGACCTTTTCTGAGCCTTGCTCATTGTTCTTGCACGTGCTAAAGGCACACACTTTGGGTATCCTTTTCTAGAGGTCTTTGCTTTGCCTCTTCCACAAGGTTGATACCTACCTTTCTTTTTGGGTCTAGATATATCTACCCATTTTTCTTTGAACCATTTTGATAATCCGCCTTTAGGTTTAGCCATTTTTTGCTTTCTGTTCAGCTTCAATCAATTTGTCTTTGATATCTACTGACCCGTCCCAGTTCTTATCTTTGCCTGTGACTATATTTAATAATTGTGTTAGTTTAGTTTTAAACCAAGTTCTCATTTTTTCCTTTTCCTTGCAACGCCCATTCTATACTTTCCGCCACGTTGCTTATATGTTTTTACTAACCATCCGTTTGCATATGCACTCGGATAGACCTTAAATTTTCTTTTTGCTGCTGCCTTTACCCTTGCATATAACGCTGGGTTTGTAGGTACAGGTCTTTTCTTAGCTGCTTTTCTTTTTCTTGCCATGTCTTAGTTCCATCAGTCTTGCCCTGTCTTGCTGTATAATTATACGCTTCGGGGCTTGGTTGTTGCCACCTTTTGAAAAAGATGGGTGTGACCATAAGTATTCACAAGTGTTTTGGACTTCGTTTCTATGTTCTGTAATAGCGTCCATGTCGTCAAGAGTATAGTCATCACCCATTAGATAGATAATCACCTCCCATGATTGTTTATTCCAGTTAGTCTCATTTTCTAGTAATAAGTCTTCACTGTAATTAACAAAATTTGTAGTACCTGATAAAAATGAGTTATATGACCAGGGACATACTTTATTTAATTTTCTAAAATAAAATAACCAAATTATGTAATCTGGGAGAGGTTTAGCCTCTTGAACGTTTCTTTTTTCCACCCTTTTTCTTTTTACCTTTTTTCATACCTTTTGATTTTTGCTTTTTCAAGATTGCTTGCTGTAAAGCTTTAGGTAGTTTCTTTTGTTTAGCAGTTAGTGCCATTATATACTCCTAGGTCCAACGAGGTTTCTTCTCGGGACACTCTGCCCATCTAATCTTTGTTTTGAGGGGCATAAAACAGTTACAAAGTTTGCAGACTTTCCATTTATTTAAATTAGGACATTTCTTACAAATTTCGTACCTTTGTTCAGGTGTTTGTTTTTTCACTTATCTTAAAGTTTTGGGTAGTTTGTTTCTTTTAGTTCTTTGAAGATTTGTTTTTCTAGCAAGTAATCTTTTTACTCTAGCAGATAGAGGAGAAGCCTCTGGCTCTGCTCCTTTACCTTCTTGTACTGTTCCTGATTCTACTTGCTTGACTGCGTCTTTTAACGCTTCTTCTATTGAATTTGACATCTATTCTCCTTTGAGTCGGTTTAGTGCTATTTCGGCATTTTCATGTTTTGTAAACCCATGAGTTTCCCCATCATAGTCAAAGTAGAAAAGTCCATCTTTTTCCTCTCTAATTTCGATACTACCTTTTGTTTTTGTAGCTTTTATATCTTTTGTTTGATAATCTTTTTTCATTTTTTCTCCTAACTATGCATTGAAATCATAGTCCATAATATACCGGCCCCAGCAACTATTAAAGTGCCTGATACGCCAATAAGTATTGATTCTATTCGAGTGATTTGGCTGTCCATACTATTAAATCTTCCATCAGCTCCTTTTTCCATATCTTTTAGCTTATTGAAGTTAGTCTTCCATCTTTCAGCGCATACCGCTTCATGTTTTGCTAATTCTGCGGCCACCTCGTTGACATCCATGTTTATTCCCCTAAAATGCTTGAACTTTTTTGTTCTTCAATAATTATACCAAAATCACAGCTAAAAGTCAAGAACTATTTTCTGATGGTATATATTTTAACTGGTTCGGTCTTTCCTTTTACCGTAACTTCTGCTAGGAACTCGTAGTCAAATCCGTCGACCAAACTGTATTCGGATATGATTAAATCTGCATCATATTCCTTGCAAGAGGATTCTAGACGAGCAGCTAGATTAACGGCATCACCAAGTACACTATAGTCGAAACGAGTACTAGACCCAAAATTTCCAACAACACATGGTCCTGTGTTGATTCCAGCTCCTGTGTTAATTTCATCAAGGCCTTCTTCCCTGAGTTTTTCATTTAATTCTCCTAATGCTATTCTCATTTCAATAGCACACTCTGTGGCTTTTCTTTCTTGTTCTTCTACATCTAAGGGAGCGTTCCAGAAAGCCATGATGCAATCTCCCATATATTTATCTATTGTGCCTTCATGCTTCAGAATTATCTCTGTCTGATTGTCTAGAAAGCGGTTAATTAAATGAGTAAGACCTTGAGGGTCTTTTTGGTATTTTTCGGAAATTGGTGTGAATCCTCGAATATCTGAAAAAAGAAAAGTGAGTCGTTTTGTCTCCCCACCCAATCTCAGTAATGTGGGGTCGTCCTGTAATTTTTTTACCAAGGCCGGACTAACGTACGTGCCAAATTGTTGTTTAATTTGTAATCGAAGCAAATATTGCGTAATGAAATTCCTGAAAGTTATGACTGCCCAGAAAACGAAACTGACTAAAATAGTGCCAGAAACGTCAACCAAGTAAGAAGATTTCCACATTTCCAGCGTAAAGTAAATAAGCCCTCCAATAGTGAGTGCTAATACTGGAACTGATAGCCATATACGAGATGCTGTAATCGAAAGTAATAGTAGAGCCAGAAGGGCGGCTCCTAGCTCTACTGCTACATTCCATGTCGGGATGGATGGACTGTTCCCCTCTATCAAAGAGTGGAGAACGTTTGCTTGGACTTCGTGCGGATATACAGCTCCTTGTGCTGTGGGAACTGGATTAGTTACTCCTTCCGCTGTAACCCCGAAGATAACAAAAGGTGCAGGTATTGGACTTTCCATATACTCTGCCGCAGTTTGTCTATAAAATTTTACATTCTGTTGAATCCATATGCGTGCGTTTGCATCTGTGTTTACAGTTGGGTAGCTAGGTATTCTTAACCACTCTACGCCCAATTCATTAGTCTTTATTTGATAACTTGGGTCGCCCACTGCAAGTCTTAACATTTCAAGTGCAAAACTTGGGTATATTTTGTCTCCGCTACCTACGGCGACTGGCATGCGTCTTACGACGCCGTCTAACTCTGGACTTGAGTTTATTAATCCCACGCCTCCTGCGCTCAGCTGTAGTACTGGTAGTTGTCTTAAAATTCCCGGATAGTTCAATAGCCATGGTAATGGATTCTCCCC